AGACTTTAATTCAATAAGCCAATCGTTCATACTAGTTGATAACACAGAAGGAGAATCGAATATCATTTGTATTCTCATTCTATTTGTAGATGAATTACTAGGTGTTCCACTACTATCTTCGTATGTAATAAATTTAGCAGATAGTAACACTTGATTTTCAAAAGTTCCAACTCTTGTTATTTTTAAAATATCACCTTCTCTAAAGTTTGTGTTTGTAATTTGACCCTCATTATCAGTATTGCTACCCTCTGAAACAACACGAAAGTCACCGCTATTAAATTCGTTACCTTCATCGTCTGGAACCCAATTGTAACCGTTGATAATACATGCGTCTCCACCACCTCTTTCACTTGAACTCATATGTAAAGTTGGTGCTGTTCTCGGCGCTTTTCTTACAACTGTTATATGACTTTCTTTTAAATCTTGATTTAAGTCATCATTATCCTCCAGAATAACTACTGTGGTGAGACTACCGGTGGATGGTTTAATTAACTTCAACTTAGTGTGAGTTGTAAGTGCTGCAGCTCCACTTGAACACCCACTTTTACATCTAGTTATATTTATCTTTTTGGGTTCACTATAATTATCTGTCCAAAATAACAAGTCATCTATTATATTAATACTAGTTATTTTCTTTTTTCTTTTTTGCATTAATTCGCTAAACCTAAGAACAGGTTCAGCTAAAAAAGTAAAAGCAACAACGTCACTAGCGGCATAACCAGCGTCACCTGACGGAATATCTAACGGCTCATAAAACTGTATAACATCGGGTGAAGGCTCCTCGTTTTCATCAACTATACCAGTTATAATATTTTCAATTTTACCAGTAAATATTATATCATCATTAGCATCTAAAGCCGTAACAATCATATCTTTTCTATAGTCAGAGGAATCTTGAACTTCAAACTCAACAAAGTTTGCTCCTTCTGTTGGAAAAGTATAATCTGCTGCCATCACGCCATCTGTACCAGTAGCTGGTTGAGTTATACCCCAAACATCAATAACAACAGGTGAATCTGTTCCATCTACATCTTGCTCTAATATACTATCTATATATAGTTTTTTTGTTGTCATAGCAGATGAAGACGTTAACACCCCTGGTGATGCAAAAAAGAAATATGCTTTATCGTTTTTTTCATCAGCTATTGCAGCTATATTTTTAGTGAAATTATCACTACCAAACGTATATGTAGCAGTTGTTAATGTAGTTGATGCTCCAGACCCAATCTCTTCATTACCTTTTAAATTCTGAACAGTTCCAGCATCAGCTTCACCACTAGTGCTACCATCAGTAGTTCTAATCTGTATATTTAAAGCATCTCTATATTCGCCGTTTTTAACAAGTCTCTCATCAAGATCTTTGTTCATTTTACCAGCGGTAAAAGTGTGTTTAATTTCTGGCATCTGTTATTATTTTATAGGTTTACTTAATCCTTTAAGTACTTGAGTAAACTCTTCTATTTTTATATTAGATAATCGTATTTTTGCTTTTCTAGTTTCAGCAAATCTTTCTTTTTTATATCTATTAATGATATATTCTGGTATATTTGATCTAGTTGATAACATACCATGCATAATCCACTTGTATACTGCCTCCTCACAAAACTTATGTACAATCATCTCAGTGTCTGTTCCTAAACCATCACTAATATATTTTAGTGTAATTGTTTTTCCTGATAAAGATGAACCAAAAAATATATAACCTGTTCTTTGATCAATAAAAAAAGTACCATTAACCTGAGCGTGCTGAGGATCTAATCCATATCGTCTACCTCTATTATCTACCTCTATATCAGTTGTATCATCAGCATAAGGATCTGTTTCAGTTTGATCTTGGTAATTATCCCAAGTATCACTAGGATCTTGTTCTGATAAATTATCATTAGTGTTATCAAAAGTATAATTTCCATCAGAATCTTGATTAATAGCAAATGGATTAGATGTTTTACCAGTTGGATATAGTACTCTTTCAATACCGTTACCATCAACCCTAACTAACTTTACGTAGTTAACGTAATCTTGAGGTAGCATCATTTTTAATGTTGCTGGAACTTCTATTTCTTGAGATTTGACAGATCGAAATACATCATATGATAACTCTTGTATAGCTCTCATTGCATGGAATTGAACATCAGTTCTATTGGCTTTTGATAATATCTTTCCTTCCCCCACGTAAACATACATAAAAGCATTTATTATATTTTCTAAAGAAACAAATTGATATGTTCCAAAGCTACTACCAGTATAGTAGTTATTTTGTGTTTGATTGTCTAGTAATCCCATGTTTAACTATTTTGTTCTTGTTTAGTCATTTGTATAGCTGTCCCTCCAGCCTGTTGAATATCGGGTTGCTTGATAGTTATACCAACTAGCATTAGTATTCTTGAAACTAGTGACTCTTCCTCTGAAGCGTGTAATTCAAAGTTAGTACTAGTGGTGCTATTGTATAAAGCTTTATTATTAACTACTACATATCCCCAATTAGGTGTACTTGGAGTCTTATAATAACTAACTTCAAAGTCGGTTGAAGTTGTTGGAGCTGGATATATAGTTAATACATTGTTATCTTCTCTAACAAAAACAGATCTTAATAAATTAGCTTTAGTTAGAGGGTTATTTTCTGTATATGCTATTTGAGATTTATTTACTTGAGTAACCCTGTTGCTGTTTCTGGAAACACTTATTAACTTATAGATATCTGTTGGCATAGATAAACTAGACGTACTAGTAGAAACAGTTGTATCAGTGTGAAGTGATTGTAATTTTTCTTCTAACATCTCTACCTCATCAGCATAATCCATTTGATTTTTTGGTTTTCTCTCAGCTGTTTTTATTCCGTGAAAGTAATTTTCAACTATTTCTTTTTGAGCTCTGTCTGCTAATAAATTAAACTCTTGAGGTGTTATATAACCTCTTTGTTCTTTATTAGCTAGAGCTAAAACCTTTTGATATACCGTGTCTATATTAACTGCCATTGTTATTTGTATTTATAAGGAAAGTGCTTATTTAACCACGCTTGACGCTTATCACATCCACACTCTTCATAACCCATAGCTTTAGTTGCTATTTCGGTTACTGATTTTAAACCTGTTACTTTTGTTATTTTTTCTATAGAATCTCCCAATCCTCTTGATTTCATAATAATATATATTTTACTATTATATAGTTACATAATAAAGTAAAAGGTTAGCATCTAAATAAAAATAGCCACTCCTTTCGGGTGGCTATTTCTATTAGCTAAAAGATTATTATTTTAATCTTTTTTCTATATTTGAATATATTTCCATACCTTCGTCGGTTTTAAACCAAGCAGCTAATGCTGAATATGGATGCTCATCAAATGGAACATTCATTAGTTTTCTATCGTTAGAACCCCAACTAAATGTTCGTTGATCTTGAGATAGCTTTAGTATTCCCATTTCAGTAGCTTTAATACCGAAATTCCTAAGCATTACATTTTCGTCATTAACCAACTCTAAGAATAAAACTGGATTTTTCTTAGCGTACAACAAAAGATCTCTTTTAAGTTCTTTAGAACTCATTTCTGATACCTTAGAACCAAACTCAACTCTCATTACAGCTTCAGCCATATCTATCTCTAGTGATTGAGCAGCATTTAAAGCTTGTATTTCCACCTCTAATAAATCTATTTCATTTGCGGCTTCTTTTTGATAGTCTTTTTCATGAAACTTTTTGTTTCTATCTGGATGGTATATGGATAATATTTTTTGTAATACAACCTTATTTTTAGGAACATGTAAAACTCCATTCCTAAATATTACATGCTCTAATCTTTGATCACCTTTCATCTCATCAACAAAAGGGGTTCTTTGATTAGACGTAATTTTTATCTCTCTTTCATATCCTTTTTCTTCATCAAACCAATATATATTTGAAGATCTAATGCTATAACTCAAGGGAGTTAAGTTACCCCTTAAATAGTATTGTCTATCTTTTACTTCCCAGGTATCTTTTTTAGGTTCGGGTTTAATTTCCTTTTTTATCTTAGGAGTTTCAACCACCGGTTTTTCCATAACAACCGTTTCTTCAACCATAGGTTCTTCAACCTTAGTTTCTTTATTTTTCTTTGCCATAATATAATATAATAAAAATTAATAAAAAAAATAGGGCGGCGAACCGCCCTATCCTTAAATAAGTACTAGTTCAATAACATGAAGTTATTTGCACCTTGAACAACCAAACATCTTTCAGATAAATAATGTACATTCATCGAATCAATATCAGTTGTAGCAGCGCCACCAACTGAACCAGTAATCCATGTTTTCATTTTTCTGTTTTCAGTTTGACCTGCTCTATATCTAACATGTAGGAAAGGTCTTTTAAGGTTCTTTCCTAATTGCTGATCATAAACAGTACTAACACCAGCTGGAACCATTACACCTCTAATTGCGGTAGAAGATTCAACAGCACCACCTCTTGTAGCATTATCATTTAAGTATTTCCAGTCAGATTTGTAGAAGTCATAAGAACCTCTTCTAAATCCTGAGAAACCTAAATTTAACGCCATGTCCTCGTCGTTGTCGAATACTCCGTAAGAAGTACCTCCAGCCCCGTAAGAATTCATTGAAGCTAGCATGTCATCTACAGCTAGAGCAGTAGCTCTATTTACAAACATCATGTTTTCTTCAATAGCACCTTGTTTATCAAACTCAGCTAAAATCGCGTCAAACTCCGCTAAATCAGTAGCAGCGTTAACACCTGAGATACCAGAACTCATATTACCTCTATCCTCGATAGCGGCAAATAAACCTTCAGTACCTGGGTCAGTATTAGCTATAGTACCAGCGCCACCATCATATACAGAGTCATCGTGAATAGTAGAAGCCGCTAAAGCTCTAACAGATTCAACCATTGACATCTCTACATAATCACTAAAACGAGATCTAGTGTCCCCTTCTGCTTTTAAATACCATAAGTATCCACCTTGACCATCTTCACCAGAAATTTCAACCCAACCAATTTGAGAAGTATCAGATCCGTTGATTTGATAAAAATCTTTTAATATAATTGGTTTGTTTGTGAAACTCTTGTGAACAGGTTTGTTAGAACTTGTTTGTCCAGCGGTACCTTTTGCAAATTCAGATCCATATACCATTACAGTACAAGAACCATCAGAAAGGGAACCTGCTGCTGCATCTGACATAAGAGCTGCTTTATAAGGTAAAGCTACTATAGTAGCTGCGCCTGCTGTACGAGTTTTAACGTAACATTGTGTAGTTGCACCATCTCTAGAGCTTGATACCAATATAGTATCACCAACTCTAATACCGTGTCCGTTACCACCAGTATTACCATCTAAATCAGTACCAATAGTAATTTGGTTAGCTGACACATCTAGTGTACCATTGTAGCTTAAGTGTAATCTTCCTTGTTCCGACCAGATTACTTGGTCTGAAGTCATAGACTCCTCTGCTCCAACTTGAGCTAAGAAACCTGAAATAGTTCTGTTACCGAACACTTCAGCTTCTCTAGCCATTAAGTCAGGCAGGTATTGTTGCGCCCAACCTTCTGTACCTGATGCTGTAAAGTCAATATAATTACTAACTAACGTCATCTGAGTAGAAGTTGCAACACTGTTTAAATTATCTCCTGCAGTAATTGCCATAATAAATTTTTTTTAAATATTTTTAATTCTTTTTTCTAATCTTAAAAGATCTGTTTTTCATATCAGAAGCTGTATCACCTAAAACTCTATACTTAACACCACTCACATTAACCTCACCGTGAGTTTTACGAGGATTCATATTTATATTTTTATCTTTAGCAACTTGATTCTTAATAGCATCAGCTTTTCCTTGTTCATAAAAATGATTAGCAATAGCATCCGCGTTCATAGCCGTGAATAAAGACTTATGATAACCCTTAGCGTCTTCAATAGTTGAATCTTTACCAACAAATTTATTTACAAAATTATTAATATCGCTTTGAGTTGTTTTTACTTTATCAACATCCTTAACATTAAACCTATATCTTTTGTCTCCAACTTGATAATCAAAACCTTTGAAATCTTCGTTAAAAACCTTATCAGTTTTTTGTTGAAATGTTTTCTTACTTGCTTCAGATAATTTCTTCTGATTTTCAGATTCTTTATTGTGTCTATTAAAGAAATCAATAGCTTCTTGTTGTTCTTTGGTCAACTTTGACCCAGCTTTAATTTCTTCATAGTATTTAGACTTTTGCCCGTCTAGGTAGGCTCTAGCCTCGGCAACTTGCTCTTTAAGGGCTATTTTCTTTTTACGTATATCTCTAGGATCATCAACGCCCTCCTCGTAACCAAACGTGTCTTCTAATAAGAAGTTTCTTTCTTCTGGCGTTAAGTGAGATTTAGTTGCTCTATAGTATTCATCTAATACTTCAGAGTTATCCATTTCAGATATATCTCTATTTAAATTCACGTAGTCACTTAAATCACCACCTGTTTCTTCCATGAAATTTGCAAGTTTTTGCAGACTCTCAGGTAGTGGTTTATCTGTAGATTCGACTTCCACAACTTCAACTGTCTCATTAACCTCCTCTTCTTTAACCTCTTCTAAAACAGGAGTGTCGTCAGTTTTGTCAGTTTCTTCAACTTCCTCAGTATCCTCAGTAGTTTGTGTCTCTACGTCTTCATCGACTACGTCCACCTTTTCTTCTTCAGCGGGTTGTTGCTCAACCTCTTCGCTTTGTTCAGGTGGTGGTTGACTTAAATCTATTTTGATAACACTATCATCTCCAGCACTTTCAAACTTAGATTCATCTATTTTGTTTTCAACAACCTCTTCAGCGGGTTGTTCAGTTTGTTCTTCGGTTACTTCCTCGAGTAACTCTTTGTTTTCTTCTGCCATAATAAAATTTTATAAAATATTAAATATTAAAGACCAAATCTTTCCATATTTGATCCTCCTGTAATTATATCATTACCTGATGATTCAAAATTATTAACTGAATCACCTTGTTTTCTTTGCTCTATCATATTTCTTTGATGAGCAGCTTGTCTATCTACTCTCTGATCTTTCCTGTCTTCTCTCATAGATTCATCTTGAATCTTACCCTCTCTCTCAACTCCTTTTAATTGAGAATTTAATTCAAACTCAAGTTGCATTAATTCTTTTTTAACTTGAGCTTCTTCTTGTAGATATTGTATTTTTAATTGATTTTTAGTTTGCTCAAGTTGAGAATCTATCTGTGCTTTAGCTTGATTTTTTTGCATTTCAGCTTGTGCTGCTGCTTGCTGTTGCTGTTGGTTTGCTTGAGATTGAGCTTGGATATTTTTCTCTTTTAATTCTTGATCTCTTTGTATTTTCTTTTTTCTTTTAACCTTAAGAAGTTGATTTGCTAGTTTTACGTTTCTAACGTTTCTCAAATCAATAGCATCGTCTAAATCTAAAGTTTGTTGAGATAACGCAACCTGTATATTATTTTCTAATACAGCTTTTTCCTCTTCATCTGGCATTAGTTCTATAAATATACCAAAATCATAAAGATGAAGATTTTTTAATTCTTCTAACGTAGCAACATTATGAGCTCCAATAGCTTGAATAAAAGCATTTCTAGTTGGTGAGTATTCTATTATGTCAGATATTCTTAAAGATAGACATTCGGCTCCTTGAGCAGTTAAATACAGCATAGCATGCAATATGTGTCTAGTAGCTGTATTAGAATTAGCTGCAGCCATTTTTTGTATACCAACTAAAGAGTTTTTATCTGGCATACTACCATCTCTAGCTTCATTAAGCCCAGTTACATCTCTAATCATTTGTAAATAATAATTATAAGTTGTAATTAAACTTTGTATTTTATTTCCACCAGCCCCGTTTTGTATTTGTTGAATTGGGACCTTAGCAGGATTCATGTCACCTTCTGATGTAAAACTTCTACCAAGCACACTACCTGTTTGGAAAAACATATTTAAAGCTTCTTGTGGATTATAGTTTGTTCCATTACCTAGATCTATTTCAGCTAATCCGTCTACATCTAAGAAAACCCCATCAGGAACCATTCTAGCCATTACCTGTTGTAACTTTAAGTGCGTTAATTGAATCATATCAGCGAAACCCGTTATTCTACTAACTATAGATTCAATTCTACCTTTATACATTCTAGGTGCAACAATTTGATAAGACATTTTCACCCTACTGAAATCTGACTCACTTCTCATCATATTAGGAACCATTCTCCATCTTAACAATTTTTGACATCCTACAACATAGACACCTTCATATAAGCACTCGATAACTCTCTCAAGTTTACTATAATCTCCATCCATGTTTGCTGGTGGATTAAATGAATCATCTTTAGGTATAGCTTTTTCAGCACCCGTGGACATCTTCTTTAACTTGTATACATCGTTAGCATGAGTTTTGTAATTAAAATATAATACTTCTATTTTATTTTTATCACTATCACTATGTCTAGTTCTATTATATCTAGTTGTACCAGATTTATCTACTATTTCTTTTATATCTCCTTCTGTTAATTCAGGAAATTCTTTTACCAACTCATTTATTGGTATTTCTTTAACTTCTCCAACATAGTATATGTCATCAAAATATGGAGACTCAGTGTAGGAGTAAACTAAACTTGCTGGATCTACATATTCTATATTAGCACCATCTGTCCAATCAAATGTTGTTTTCGTGGCACCAATACCTATAGTTGTTATATCATATAAACATCTTTTTTTGACTAAATCATAATCACTACCTTCCATTAAAACATTTATAGCCTGTTCTTCTGCTAGTTCTATAGACTGCTTGTAATCAAGTTGCATGTGAAGTGCTAGTTCTTCTTCTGTGTCTGGTAAAGCCTCTTTATCGTTTTCATATAAATCAACATTAAAAGTAGCTTGAGCCACGTCGTTAAAATCTTTTGTACGCATATCGCGAAGCATTGATTCCATGTACTCTGTTCTCTTGCTAATACCGTAAGAGTCTTGAGAAAAACAATTAATTTCAAATGTTCTTTGAGCCATACCGTTAACAACAATATCTACAAATTTAGAAATAATTGGCACCGGTTTCCAATCTAAATTAAGATAAGATAAGTCACCGTTAATAGATAGTTCGTTTTTATATTTTTCTATAGACTGCTCGCCTCTAGCGTACAATCTTAATTTATGAAAAGTATTTATATTGTTTCCAAATTTATTATTTTCAC